AGAGTTTGACAACTCAACGTAGGAAACAAGCTCACTTGCGTCTCTAGTATGTCGATGAGACCATTGGGTCCGTAAACGGATGGGTGTGACGTCGATGCCTTGAAAAGCATCGCACCCGCAGGATTCTCGAAAGAACCTGCCCACGCAGCATTTCGAAAGGTTAAACCGAAGCCCAACCTTAGGAAACAGCTCGAGTAAGTACGGATAGTCTTCCCGTCTTACTATGATGTCATCGCCGTAAACATACACCTCCGGAAGCCTTCGCAGGCCCATGGAAGTGCGTTCGCGGATTACTGCAACAGCAAGAGCGAAAAAGCACATCGCCTCAATGGGAAAGCAAACTGCTGATCCCATCGGTGCAAACGTACTTAATCTAACTCTTCTACCATCCGGCAATAGGGTATACTCGCTACGAGAGGCTGTTAAGCCTTCGAGAAGCGAGGTGCCTCCGAATAGTGTTTCCACTAGACGGAGGGTTACTCTATCGCTAGCGTCCTTCATGTCAAGGGTCACGTACTCGTTAGTTCGTGAACTCGACAGAGCGAGTTTCCGATTCCTGGTTTGGTCCGTAAAATTTACGTACCCCCGGGTGATCGGATTCTTTTCGATCCAAGCGTATAATCGCTTCTGGATCCCCTGCTGAATCCATTGGAGTTCCAATGGCTCTTTTGATATGAGACGAGGACCTCGAGAATCCTTAGGAACAAGAACGACTTCTGCCGTTCCGTGTTCAAGTATCTCGAGACTCTGAATCCAGTCCAGCTGATCTGCTACTTGGTTTAATCCAAGGACGAAGTACTCCGTGAAGGGGTATATTCGTTCGGTGTGTGCGTAGATGCGCGAGAAGTTAGACTTCTCACCCACTCGCTCACCGGTCGCAACAGCGCCTGGGCCGTGTTTGGGGATAATATCCCTAACATCAAACCCAGAGAAAATACGAGATATAAAGTCTCTCGCATCCCCAAGGACTGATTCAACGTCGGAAGGGAACTCAATATTCTCGAGTTCCTTCTGCGTGTGGACGAACGATTCGATGACTGAACTTTCAGTCTCCGGATCATATGGTATGTTAAGCTTGTACGAAAAGTACAAGAACTGTCGCAGGTGCTTCAACGCGGTAATATCCGGGTCACCCTGGATATATCCGTCTCGTGTAAAGACCCTCTCTAGTAACCACCCGAGAAATCGGGGAATTACGGCCCCTGGCTTTAGACAAAAGCCAGAGACCTGTAGACGAGTGTCACTCGATATAGCACTGTCAAGTGCCTTACCGAGCTTTGGGAGTGTTTTCGTGAGAAACGAAACACCCTCAGACCGAACGCGACGTCGCACAGTGGCGACGTCGCGAGCAGCCTCACACGAGTGAGGATAGCATTGAGCTATGTCATGATACAGTTGCAACGTCAGGGAGACGTAAGTCTCCAGGCTATTATGGTTACCCATAGGGCGGACCTCCTAGCCAGACATTGCAACCTTTACCACAACTGATCAGTATATCGGTCCGGGATTAGGGCTCAAGCGCTAGCAAGCGCTCGAGTCTCGCATCTTCCGTAACTCCTGGTGTCGTCGTTGAGACGCTCAACAGGAATCCGATAAGTGCCCCGAACATCTGGATGTGTTCAACATCCGACGTTCCATTCACCTTCTTCGCAATGCGAGGTCGGGTGAACTGGACTGAGATATACTCCTTGAGTTCGACACCGTCGGGCCCTTTTACGGGCGCGTCGAGGCGAATCAGGGTGCGATCGGTTTTCGTCGGTTTATTCTCTGAGCTCTCGTTATGAGAGATGGTCAGAGTTGCTGGCATTCCCGTTGCAGGGAATGAAGCACACCGACGGACCGTTCGCCCTGGAGAAACGTCTGTGATTGCAAAGTCACAGGCGCTGAGTGCGGTTGAAACTTCCGTTTCAGCCCCATCAATCCCCAGGAAATCTAGCTTGAGTGGATCAGGCAACATGTCTGGTCCCTTTCGTTAGTTTAGTGGTGAAGTGCAGCCCTAATCAGCTGCGTTACCTCGGGATTCTCTGAGCAATTAAGGATGCGGATATTCCTATCCGCCGCCAATTGAACAGAGATCGATTAGTGTTTGAACCCGAGTCCATCGTGATATATCCAGGCATCGGTTGAAACCGATGCCGAATATAGGTCGTATACTCATCCAACCAAATAGGATGGGTTACTGTAGCGAAGTACGGAAAAGTATTCCGTGGTTCGTTCAGCGTAGCAGTATACGTACGCGTCGTTGTAATCTTTACCGATTCCAGGTAATCATACAACGTTGGCGTAGCAGGGAATAGAATTGGTCGATTAGCGTGAAGCCACGATCCGATGCCGCAAAACCAGTCCACCACGAAGGTGAACGGGATTACGTCCCAGATCGCAGAAGGATCCAAGACTCCAAAAGAGTCGCAGATCTGCTTCAAACGCGTCAACCATCCCTGGAATTCAGGGCAGGCAAACCCATATAGGGCCATACCATGCCAATCCGCCTTGCTTTTCTGTTCCATTTTAATGCGAACAGGCAAACCTGCAGTGGAGGAGAAAGGAATGACGAATTCCTCTTCCTGCACCACTGGTGGGAAAAGAGAGGAGATATCATTTTTTAGGTGATATCGGAATCTTCTCTTCACCACGTCGGATACATTGTCGTATTTGCTTTTCCACGTATGAATAGTGGTTGCAAACTCTCGGATATCTCGTATAGTGGGTATTAACCCAAATTGCGAGAATAAGTTAAGATTATGCAGCTGTGAAGCTGTGGTCTTAGGACCAAGCTTACTGCCGTATGACGCCAAGTGGCGTAACCGAAGTTCGTCGATCGGTTTCCCATTTTTTGGTGAGAACATACGGGTAATAAGCTTCTTAACATCCCAGAGGTCGACAAGGAGAAACCATATCGAGAAATCCGTATCGAACGGATTTCTGTCTATGTGCATCTCCCGAGGTAAGGAACTACGGCGGAAGACGCTTTCAGCGTCTTCTACCGAGTGGGGGACTAAGCCGATCTGCGGACCCAGCACAGTTAGCGCTGAGTCACGCACGAGACGCTTATCCACTTCATAAGCTCTAGTACCATTGGTCACGTTAGTAACGTGACTTGGACCCGAGATTATGTTGACCCTATAAACTCCGACTGATATATTCGGTTCGATGGACAAACAAGTCCCCCTGACCGAATCATGCAGTACGTCGTTGAAGGATGTCGACAATCCAGGGTGGGCCTTTCGGTCCCTCCTAGACGACGACGGAGTCCGTTGCTCGAGAAGATAATGTTCTTCAAAATCAACGGTATTCCTGCCACTAACGGTCAGACTCGGATAATTCAACCAAGCATTACCTGATGAGGAAAATTCCTCCCCAAAGTAAACTCGGCTGTGATCCGCATCTGTCGTTTTTCTACGTTTCCTATAGCTCATAATATCTGAACTCAGAGCAGCCCCCTTTCT